TTCTGGTTCCCAACCAAGCGATCTGCGGTTGCACCTGGACCGTGGGCTGGACGGAGCTCGTGATTGAAAATGAGCCCGTCCAGACGCGTCAAAGCGTCGCCAAACACGGTCAAGAAGACCTTCTTCAGAGGGACAATATCCCGCATGAAGAAGTCGGGCCGGGAAGTAATCCGGTCCAAGTCTTCCACGATCTGACGATCTGTTTCCACATACTTCTCGATGGCGGCCTTATTTCGGGCCTCCGAGCACTGCTGCTCAACCTTGCCGAACATCAGCGTAAGCTGACGGACAGCGCGAATGGCCTCCACCTGTCGGTGGAATTCACCAGCGCCTTCGGTTTGGTCATCGAGATCGACAAGATCATCGTCGATGTGGATCAGGCGTCCTGAGTCAGCATGAAACACTACCTCCAGGAAGCCACACAGAAATTCTGGCAGCTTGGAGGTCACATGCTCATCTTCGAACTTCTGAAGATGCTCGTCCCAGTTACGGGACGGCCGACGTCGGATCTCGGCCTGTGTAAACAGGTCGGGCTCCTGGTTGGCCATGGGGAGAGCTCGTGTAACGCCGGGATTCTCGGCGGTCACCAACATGGAATAAAACTGTCCATCTGGCGACTGCCGCTTCTTCCAGCCCACGAACAGCCCTTCGACAACAGCCGAGTACGCCAAGGCGCGCTCGAAATCCTTCCCAAACTTCGGGAGGGTAATGTCGAAGAAGGCATCTCCTTCGTGCTTCATGCGGCTGACGACGGTATTAATGTCGCCAGCGGTACTAACTGAGCATCTGGCCCCGAGTTCATCCAGGGCCGTTTGCCAGAGCTCGAAACGGTTCTTCATCCTACTCCCCTTTCAAAGAGGTAGTGGATCCGCAGAGTTTCTGCAGAGCCTTTGCTCGGTACGCTTCTTGGGGCGCTGCTATTGCAAGCAACGTGCCAAGAGCCATCCGAGTGAAACAATGGAGCGCCCTCTGAAGAGGGCGCTCCACAGTCCTCAGGACTCGCCGCCGACAACCTTATCCAGGTTGCCAGCGACGCCAAGGTAGTCCACGAGCGCCTTGAGGTTGTTCTTGACCTCAGTGTTGTCGAAGCCCACCCGAGGGTGGTCGACGACGACGTAGGCACTCATGGTGTACTGCCGGCTGACCCCGTCAAGCAAGGGGTCGGAGGCGGTCTTGGCGAAGTCCAGACGAACGTTCCGTCGGTTGCGCGACTTGAGGTCGTGCGAGACCGTGAGCTGAATGTCACCGGTTGCACTGGTGAACACTCCCTTGCGGTCGCCGAAGGAAACACGCGGCAGCGACTTTGCTACCGCGTTGACGGTCACGGACTGAGGCTCTGCGAACATACGCGAGAGCTCCTTACTTCGTCTCACGACGATGTTGAGGTGATCCCCCACACAGGATTGTGTGAGGAACTGTTACCTTCGGCTTAAGCCGAGGGCAGCTACAATGGCCTTCTGGCGCCCCGAAAGGGGAACACCAGTAGGACCAAAGCCAAACGGACTAGCTGGCATACGCGTTAGCGAGGTTGAAACCTGCTGCGACGTACCGCTCCTCGTGGTGTAGACCCCTGGATTACTCTCAAGAGAGACTCCATAGGACCACTGCCACGTGGTTGTCGTTTCCGTGTGGGATGTGATGTACCCATACTTCATGACAAGACCATCCTGGGCGAACGCGGTGACATTTTGTAAAACGTCACCCATGTTCCCCCAGTAGTCAGCAAGCCAGCTAAACGGAACTGCATTCCAAGCGGTGTCAATACCGGGCCTGATACCATACAAATGGTCAAGCTCGGCGATCTTCCGACCCCACGTCCCCTTTGGGGGAAGATGGTACGTGAAGGCACCCGAGAACCTGTTGGTTCTCACAGTCTTGGACTGCATGCTCACAAACACCGCAGAGCACTCGTAGATAGTCGGCTGTCCCCCGCCAAGATACACGGGGTACGACCGGCTCTCTTCCGTGCGGGACGCAAGCGTCTCGCCCGGAAACTCGTACTTTCTGCGGATGACTTTCCCGGAATCCCGCTCGAGTTGAGCGAGAATCTTCTCCGAGTTCTTCGCAGCATCACGAAGAGCAAGGATATCTGAGGCGGTAGGCGCGTACCCGAACTGATAGTTCAGGAACTCGTTCGCAGGGTTTACCTCGCGAATCTCTCCGAAGTTCTTTGGGAGAGTATTCTGTTTTGTTGCGTACGGTGGTTTAAGAACACCACCGCCATACAACTCAGCGAGGGCCGTTGCGCCGTCCCAGACGGGACTGGTGGGTGCAGACCTGGCAATTGCTGTTGTTCCCTTTACGATGAGAGAGTTATCGCTCTCCATCGGAGGGGCAGCATACGATTTCAGCTGTGAAGCTGTGTCGTGTTGCCAAGACTGCATTGCCTGCTCCACTTGTGGAGGCACCAGAATGCCGCTGGATTTCCATCCATTGTCACCTGGTGGCACGTTCGAAAGATGAACGATGCCAGGCACGCCGCTGAACTTAGTCTTTCGACTAATGAACGGCCCACCAATGTCTGTCTCACTTCGACCAAGGTTGAGGTGAGACGGAGCGTGAGAGATCGAAGTCATACTCTGTGAATCAAGAGTATAATCCTTGGAACGGCTGAACGTGCCATGGTACCCGTCAAAATGACTGGTAAACGTGGAACGGTTTTGCCTAAATTTCTCCAAGGGATCTCTCCTTCCATGTCCTAGAATTACTGCAGTGGGATGGGTCCCAGGACAGGACCCAACACGACGTCGTGTGAATTACGTCGCATCCGCCTCTGTCACCCCCTTCGGAGGGAACAGAGTAACAAAAGCGGATCCACCTGCAGAGTGGGCGTAGCTTAGCCCACGGGGCCCCTTAGGGGGC